TCACCGGGAGCGAAGATATTTGACAGCCCTGCCAGTGCTCGCGCCGTGCCGTCAGCTGAACCATCGTTCACAAAAACAAACTGGTAATTGTGGAGGTCGCTTTTCCGCAAACTCGCGGCTATTTCTCTGCAACGCCACCCAATGAAGTCCTGGCCGTTGTATATCGGTAAAATAACGCTTATCTCAGTCGATTCTACCATTTAATATTTCCCCCATTTTTGCCAGATACGTGTGATCTCTCAATACCCTTTCGAGTCCAGCGGCAGCAATCCGTTCTCGTTTCTTCTCTTCTTTTAGGTAATATACGCATTTATCTACTGCGTCACCTACATTTTTATATACGGCAATTTCTTTTCCGGGGACAAAACACTTTCTTATTTCGGCGGAGTCTCTTGTCAGCAGCATTGTTCCGCAAGCCGGTATCTCAAAATCTCTGCCCTTTATCTGTATTTTGTTGCCGGATGAAGATTCCGAGATATTGATTCCGATCTTACTTTGGTTGTGTATCCGTATCATTTCGGCCTGTGTCACTCTGCTTGTGTTTGAATCGATTAGCAATACGTCTATCCCGGCACTTTTTAGTTTACCGATAAATTCAGCCCTGCCATTGTAGCACCGTCCGACGAATGATACGTCGTGTTTTTTTGGGAGTCCGAGGCTCTTGTAAAGTAGGTGGTTTGCTCCCCACTGACATTTGATTACATTGTACCTGCCTTGACGCTTCTTGTATCCGACTTCGTCTGTTGTTATGATATTCTTGAACTGGCCCCATACTGGCCCCGTGTCCTTGTATCTCCAGTGATCGTCGGCAAGATGTATCAATTTCTTTACAGGCAATTCGTCCCATGCGTTGTGATCGATTATGTCGTGAAAGTGGAGATAGAACAGGAGTTCAGGGCTGTAGTAAAACACGGCCTCTTTAAGCAGCTTTGTTGTCTGTGCCGCCCCGAATCTGGCATTGATATTCTGATAATCAAAATACACGAGGGAATAATCCATCTCAAGAAGCGTCTTGTAAAAGGCGTAGTGTTCGTAACTCAGTCCCCAGTCCTTGCGACCATAGTCGTATTTCATGCCGACATACAGGATTAACTTTTTGCCGGGGATTATTCGCGTCTCAAGCATTTCGTCTATGAATACTTCCGGTGATATTTTTTCCATATCACTCGCTCCTTTTTGGCTTATTCACAATTTGGGTTTTGAACGCTGGTGTATGCGGCTTGTCGGATTTCAGCCCCATGTTATCCATCCATGCCTTAAAGAGATTGCCGGGCTCAACACGTGCCTCATAGCAGGCCATATAATGAACAATGTCATCTTCCGCCTCTTCGTCCGATTTCACTGTCCCGCCTTTAATGCCTATAAATCTGATACTCGGAAACTGGTCAATTAATTCATATTTGCATTCGTTAAATCCCGCAATTGAAAACATAAGATTCAACTTTTCTACTGAAAACCCGTCGTAATGCGTACCGTATTGGATTGTGTCCTGCGGACCATAAAGATGACGAAACCAGAATTGCCGTTCCCCTGGGCTTGCCGATTCCTTCATCTTATCGACTGTTCTAAAGAAGTCAGGGACTAACACTTCCATGGTTCCGCCGTCTGCCAGCCATTTATACATCTTGCGCAACTGCATTATGGCCGCGTGACGAGGGAAGTGCTCGAATACCGCGATCATCTTAATTTCGTCGATTGATCCGTCTGGGTATTCCAAGTCCTCAATATTTCCGTGAATATCAGCTTTGACGGCACCTTCTGGACTTGCGTCCACGTTTACCCAGCCGTCGATGTAGTATTGTCCGCAACCGAGATGAAGTTTCATCGCTCGTCCCTTTCTGTTTCTTCTTCAAAAAAGTAGGCCGTCATGTTCCCGCAATTTGGGCACTCACAAGGCATTTTAATCGGTAACGGATGCACTGTCCTGAATTCGTGACCACATAAATTGCACACCATGAAGCTGTTGCCATAATACCCTATCGGTGATTCATCGGGTTCACTCATTTATTCAGCCTCGCAAATAAGCGTTTACGTGCGTCCTTACTGCCACTCACTTCTCGCCAGAATTGACGTATCTCGTGGCGCTGATATCCAGCACCTTTCATGAAGTCGTCCATTGTGTCCAGCACCGTGGCGGCACGGCGTACTTTCCACCGATAGTAAAATCCGAACATGGCCTATCCTTCCGTTTCGTCTTTGTTTTGGGAAGACATGATGTGAAAATCTCGGATGTGTTTCAGCATTTTATCTTCGGCTTTTTCTTCGCCCGACGCGTCAAAAATGCTGACCAATCCGTATATTCTCTCCTTGAACGTATATCCACACATTTTGCAGGTGAATGTGTCGCATGGAGACGCATCAGTGTCGGTTGTTGGCCATACTGACGATCCGCCCGCCCTGTCAAAATAGTCTTTCGTTGTCCATGATTTCATTAATCATTTTCCCTTTTCTCGAAAGTGTTTTACGATACATTTTAGACATTTCTTTTTGCTTCCCCTGTTTTTCTCCCAGCATTTGTTAGACGGGCACCAATCTGGCTCAAAATATACGCCGCACTCAAGACAGCAAGCCTGATGGTCGTCGTAGACTCGTTTCGCCATCTTTTTTTCGGCTGTTTTATCCATCTCGGTTCACGCATACTTCGGTATATGATAGTGGCGGAAGGTAAGTTTTTACCTTTAAAACTTTGAAGTTTCTCCCTTTTATAACAACGGTTTCGCCCACTGGAGGGATTCTTGCGAGGTCAAATTCAACCATTGGTGCAACTTCATCTATGAGACAAAATAGCGTTTTCCCCATCTTTATGCCTTCTTTCCGAGCCGGTTAAAAAGCGCAGTGAGTTGTTTCACCTGATTGCCAAGCGTCCACTTCCGATCAATGATATGGTCCCGATATTCTTGACGACGGTCAATTATCGGGACATCTGGAGTGACAATCAAGTCAAGCGCCTCATCTACCGTGTTAAACAGCCAATCCTTGGGATACATGGCGTCCGCTCCCATGAAATTATGGACTACGGGGTGTATTCCCCTTGCCGCGCCTTCCATGACGTTCAACGGATGCCCTTCGTGGATGCTTGTCGATAGAACAATGCCCTTGCCTTCCCAAAATGTTTCCATGTCATCGACGAATCCGTAATAAATGATATTGTCCTCGATGCCCATTTCTTTCGCCATATGCTCCATGTAGATTTGATATCTGTCGTCCTGATGCGCTCCAGCGATATGAAGACGGTACGTCGTGTTTGGATATCTGTCTTTCAGGCCAGCCATGATCTGCAAAGCCAGTGCCGGTTCTTTCTTGTGATTGATATTACACACATATGCGATGTCGTGGATGTCGGTTTTTTCGTTGAGTCGTATATTCTGGAGGTCTAATCCGTTGGGGATCACTTTAGTGCAGACTCGTTTCTTGATGTCAGGTATTTGGCGCTTCAAGATGTCTTTGATGTGCGGTGCGGCGAACACCAGGTAGTCAACAACTGACCAGTCTATTTTTGTCGGTAAACTGGTTAGGGCTTCGTAGCTGTGAAGGCGACAGATTGCACCCTTTTTCTTCATCTCGTAAAGCTGCGTGGCGATAGCAGCGATCTCGTTGGCCCACTCAAGGAACACGTAATCAGACCATTTTACGGCGGCGATTACTTCTTGCTGTGTGGTCACGTAATACCGGCGGACGTGAAACGCGGGCTTCTTCTCGAACTCCTTGGCGATCGGCTCGACGAATGTTTCGAGCCCCTTGGCGCAAATGAATGCGATCTTCTTTTTCTGTGGAGTTTTCTTTTTCGTTGTCATTGACGTTTTCCCTTTCGTTGGTGGTGTTAGATTTTGCGCACACTCTTCTTGAGTTTCATTTCCTGCGTGTAATTATCGGCTTGAACTGTATTCCATGGTCGCCCTTGTATGGCTTGCGGTGGTCGAAATCGCCCGAAAGTATTGCAACCGGTATACCCTTCGGAAAGGCGACGCAGGTGCGAGATTCTCTATAATACCGGCATTTTATACACGACGTTTCTGCTTGCATTATTTTATCACCTCATCGAAATATTTCTTGACATAACTTGGCAACCTCGCCCCTTTGTTCTGGAAATAGTCGGCAAACGCTTCTGCAAATGCTTCTCTTTCTGTCGATAACGATCCGAGTTTGGTTTCGTTGTACCACCGTGTGCTGAGTTGTTTCCATCCTTGAGGCGACACTCGGTTGTAATAAACGTGGCCAAATTCATGATATGGCGTCAGTCCAGCTTTCGTATTAAAAAACCAACTGTGACCTTTCGTTTTTTGATAATACGCATTGATCGTCTGTTTTCTTGCGGCTATTGCGTCGAAACTCTTATACCCGGTTGAAAACCACACGTTCTGTGTATTGTCTAAAATTGTGAATCTATTGCCAAGAGTTTTAAGCCCCTTGAACTTGTCTATTCCTGCCCTGTCCAGTACATTTAGCGGAAACGTGCCGCTGGCTGACCGACTAACTCCATACCAATCTTTTGCTTTTCTCCCGACAGACGATCCGGTGATACTATTGTATGTTCTGCCGCTGCCTATGTAATCCGGTATAGCCTTTTGCGGGACAGATGACAATGCTCTGTTTATCACATCGGTCTGTGTTGTGTTGAATCCGCTGTAATCGCTAAGAATTGCCCCTCTTTCCACAGCCCACTGTTCCGCTTCTTTAATGGTTTTAGCCGGTTGCCATGTCGGGATGACTGGTACCGGGTTTGCCATCGCCACCTTGTCGCCGACAAATGGTATATGTATAGTCTTTCGTAGCTCCAGCCCTTTCGTGAAGTTGTCTCGCAGCCAGTACGGCGTATTCTTGTAGTTCATGAACCTCGCGCCGTTCTTCTCAATGTAACGTTGCGCTTTCCCCGGTATAGCTCTTGTGAATTTCCGTTTATCGATCTTGTCTGTCTTGATGTATTTCACGAAATCATCGACCGGGATAGTGTCATATGTAGCATAGCAGATACAGAGCGGATGCCAGCCAACGAAATAAAAGCCTTTCGGGTATTTGCCCGCCATGTCGTTGCATATGTCGTATATCGGGTGCGCTGGTGATAAATGGACAGTGACGCTGGAAACGAACGGCAGCTTGCTATTTTGAACGTAATCGCTCATCCGAAATGCCATGTTCATTTCTGTGGCGGCGATCCGTAGTGCCTGAAATTCAAGGTTTTTCCCCTTTAGGAGTTTCCCGCCGTATTTAATCGGCTTTCCTTTGATGTATTTTTTCAGGTCACGCGATAGCGCAACTGCTGACTTTCCGCCCATGACTCCTGTGGATATTGCCCGCTCCATTTCGCCCTTAACACCGTTGGTGAAATCCCATACTCTGTCGCTGAGATTCATGCCAAAATCACGGCGGTCAATGAAAGCATTCAGAGCCGAGACGTTTGGCGCCCTGAAACTTTGTTGCAACCCGTCTGCTATTTTGACGTTTGCAAAGTAGCCGTCCAGCCCTTTGTTGTTCATCTCGTTCGACATCATCCACTGGTTACGGATTCCGCTTTCCGTGGCAGTCAAGACTTGGTCATGGAGTTGCTCCAGCCTGTCGGTCATGACGGTAGCGAACCGTTTGCCTCTGACGGTTGTGAATCGACGGCTGATATCGGTAATCGTATCGTCGATTACCGTGCTTATCTGCCGGGTTCTCTTTGCGATGTCCCGAACGTGACGGGCTTCGATTTTGTTCATTAGTTTGCCCTGCTTTTATTCATCCCAATTAATTGCAACTTCCCGATAATTGTCTTTTCTTCGTCGCAGTAATGAC